GATACCAGAAGGATGGAAATTCTTGGAAACCATCCAATACCACAGTAGGACATAGAATGAACACACTAAGATCTTGGGCAACAAAAGTTGCCAAATCTTTAGGTGTAACCACAGGTTTGCTACAATCAGAAGTAGTAAAAATGGCAGTTGACTTAGAATCAGTTGCCTACCAACAAAATGAAGGAGGTGTTGAAGTGGCTGAAAATACAGAGGTCGTAGAGACCAATGAAGATATTATCAAGTCTGATGAAGTAGCTGAAGATGTTGTAGTTGATGAAGTTGTTGAAGAATCTGCAGAAATTGCAGAAGAAGCACCAGCAGAAGAAGCTCCAGTAACAGAAGCACCAGCAGAGGAATCTGTTGAAAAATCTGATTCAGAAGATGTTGAAGCTACAGTAGCCTCCACCGATAACGGTGAGGTAACTGATATGGCTAAGGCTCTTGATGAGATTAAAAACTTCATTTCAGAAACAATTTCAACGAATACTGCAACAAATACAAGTGCTATCAATGAGGTAGCAAACTCTGTTGCAGAAGTAACAAAGGCTCTTGCAGATAAAAATGAAGAGTTAAACAAAGCTTTGGCTGATGTTAAAAGCACTTTGGAAAATCTAAATTCCAGAGTTGACTCGGTTGAGTCAGACACAGCCGTAAAGAAGTCTGGAGAATTGGAAAATGCTCCAGAACAGACTACCGTACTACGCAAGTCAGTATGGGGTGGACGCTTCCTCGGCTCCGCAGAATACCTAAATTAAAAAAAGAAAAGAAGGTGAAATAAATAAAATGAGTGATATTATCAATAAGGCTGCAGCAAGTGGTACAGTAATCTCTCCGCTGGAATCTCCAGGTGCAATGACATCTTTTGATGTCGCAACAAACGAGGGTGGTGTACTTAACCCAGAGCAGTCACGTCAGTTTATCGACTATATTTTTGACGAGATGGTTCTTGCCAATGATGGTCGTAGAGTTGTAATGAGAGCAAACACAATGGAACTTGATAAAGTTCGTGTTGGTTCACGCCTTGTTGCTAAAGCAACACAGGCTGAGGATACAGGAAGCAATTCAGCTCCAGCGTTTACAAAAATCGAACTTACAACAACGAAGTTCCGTCTAGACTACGAACTTTCAACAGAATCCCTAGAGGATAACATTGAAGGTGAGCAGCTTGAGGATCACATCGTTCGCTTGATGGCAACTCAGTTCGGAAACGATCTTGAGGACATTGCTATCAATGGTCGTCCAGCCTCGTCTGGAGATGGTTCTTACAATAACACCCTTGCAGGGTTCTATCGTCAGACACTTGATGCAACATATGCAGGAGCACACGAAGCTGCTGCTGCATCTGCAACAATGACCAATGTTTGGGAGTCTTCTCCTGAATCAGCTGATGGTTCAACAACGACACTTGGTTTGGACGCTATCGAAGCAATCTACAATGCATTGCCTCGTAAGTTCAAGGCTCGCCGTCAGGACCTTAAGTTCTACATGAACAGCAAGCATCTATCAGAATTGCTTTCCGAGTTGAGAAACATCGGAACAGTTCCAGATATGGTTGCTACCCGTGTAATTGATGGTGTAATTCCACAAGTTGGTGGATCCGCAGGTGCACAATACCTGATCTTCGGATTGCCAGTTGTAGAAGTACCTTTGTATCCAGACAACTATGTTGATCTAACTCTACCTAGCAACAGAATCTGGGGCTTCCAGCGTGATGTAACCGTACATCGTGAATTCAAGCCAAAGAAGGACACAGTAGAGTACACAGTATACGTCCGTATGGGTGTAGCAGTAGAAGAAAAGTCAGCGATTGCATACGCAACTCGTGCCAGCTAATCTATCTATTAAAAACAGGGGCTACTTTGGTAGCCCCTGTTTTACTTTTAGTGTATAATTTATGATAGGAGGATTTTGTGTTTAACGATAAAACTGTTTACGAATTAAAAAGCATCTGCATGATGTATGATGTTGAATATCCAAAAACTGCTAAAAAAGCTGATATTATTAAGCTAATTGAAAAAGCAGGGATTACAGAAGAAAAATATTTAAAAGACCTTGAAGATGCCTTTGGTATCAAAGAAGCAGAAAAAGTAGAAAAAGAAGTAAAAGTTGTAGAAAAGAAGCCAGTTGAAACTAGCACCCAAGAAAAGGTTGTACTAAAAATGGTATATCCAAGAGGTGCCTACAATGTTGGAAACGGAATTATTTTTACAATAGATGAGCCTTTTAAAATGTTTTCAAGATCTGTTGCAGATGACATTTTAAGAAGAGCAAAAGATGAAGTAAGGGAGGCTACTCCAGAAGAAGTTGCAACATTCTATGGCGTTAGTGTTTAATGAAAGAATATTTAAGAACCGAAGGTGACTCTGTAACAATTCCATACACAGCACCATCAGGTACTGATGCAGTTGTTTTTAGCGTTTATGATCTTGATTTAGAAGAATATGTTCAGTCTGATGAATCGTTGGCAAAAAGAGCAACGGTAACAGCAGCATCTGGTAATGGAACAACTATTACCTATACCGCATCAAATACCTTTGCTGTCGGTGATATTGTTACAATTACTGGACTAACCACATCGTCTGGCTCAACTCTTAATAAAACAGATGTTACTGTTGCAACTAGGTCAAGTTCACAATTCACTGTAACAAATAATACAGTTGGAACCGCCACAGCAACACAATCAGGTTTAGCAATACAAACAACAAGTAGCTTTAATTTAGTTTTAGATCAAGATGTTACAACATATGATAGAAGATTAAGAATTGAACTTCAAATTATTGATGCCTCATCCTATACTGAAGATGAAATTTATGCAAGTATTGTCAGACCGTATGCCACAGCAACAGAATTAGCAGAATATGCTGGATTAACAATCGTTTCAGGAACCCCAGGATTTGGTGAAATTACCCAAGCAGAACTAGTAAAATTAGAAAGAAAAGCAAGGCTTTATATTAACTCAAGAATTAGTGATAACTTTAATTTTAACTATAAAACAGTAGCTGTTCTAGGTCAAGGAACAGATGTACTATATATTGGAGAAAGAATTGAGTCTTTTGATAAGATTATTAAAGATGATGAAATAATTTATGATATTACAGCAGACCCAGAGATTAATCTTTTAGATTATCCATTTGCCGTTACTAAAGGAAAGAACTCTTTAAAAGTTGTTTGGGAGGGTGAAAACATTATTGAATGGTCTGATACCAGCGTTATTAATTCTGCAGGATATTTCGAAAGAAATAGTTTATATCTAATTCGTGGTGAATATGGATGGAAGTATGTTCCAAATGATATTAACCAAGCAACCATAGAACTTGTAAACGATATGATTTGTTCAGATTTTAATTATAGAAATCGTGGAGTAAAGTCTGTTAAAAATGATGCTTACACAATTGAGTTCCAACCTGGAACAGGAATCGGAAGCATTTTGGTAGAATCATTAATTGCACCTTATAAAAGACTTGATCTTTGGGCGGTGTAATGAATGAGTTGTCTGGCTCATGCCTCATATACAATGAAGGCAGATATTTATAGTCCTACAAAAATACAGGATGTAAATAGTGGAACTTTTCAAAATACATGGACACTTTCTTCTACTATAAACTGTTTAGCCAAGGGTATTGTTAGAGATACAATTTCTCAAAACTCTAGTGCGGTTGATATTAAAAACTACTTGACTGCAGTTAGTAATATTGTAAAGGTTAGAACAGCAGATCCAATAAGTTCAGAAGATAGAGTGGTTAATGTCAGGAATGCCTCAGGAACCATCTGGAGCGAATCTGGGGTCATTACAACAAGTGGTGGTGTTGCAGGAGCAACTATTTTTGAACCTCGTGGTAGTACCCCTATTATTGATTTTGACGGCAGAGTCATAGAATATGAAACAGTTCTATACAGACAGGAAATCCAAACCCTGGAGACACAGTAATGGCTAGAAGTATCAATACAGGACCCCTAAGGGCACTTGTAAAGCCTAAATCAAGAAAGCATATACGAACAGGCAACATAACAGAAAAAATAGCTGCTAGTGTTTTGTTTAATTCAGAACTCATTAATAGAATAAATAATCAAGATAAGCCAAGAATTCAAATAGCAGGTCTAAAAATGATTGCTACATATTTTGAAGCATATGTGGATAACTTAGCAAGAATAAATCATTCTAAATTTCATCACATCTACGAACCAGATATGACGGGAATAAAAGAAGGAAGACTTTTTGAATCTTCAATAACATCGTCTTCAATTAAACCAAACTTGACATATACTTTTTTACCATCAAGAATACCACCAGAAAGTGGATATGTGTTTAAGAATAAAGCCTATGTAATGGAAAATCAAATACCCCTTACAATTACAGCCAGAAATGCTGAGTACCTTAGATTTGAATATGAGGGTGAATTCTATTCAAAGAAAACAGTATTTGTTGCAGAACCTGGTGGAGCAGATGTTGGTGGAGCGTTTGTTCAAACATTTAATTCTTTTATGACTTCAATGGCAGGAGCAGCACTAGCTGATTTAGGATTCTTTGAAAGAATTGAAAAAGGAATTGCAAATGAATCAAGGATTGCACTTGCTAGGGTTTCTGCTGGTAAAATAGAAGGTATGGCATCAGAAGCTTCAAAAGCAGCAAATAACATTGTTAGGAGATTAAAGTAATGACTTATAATAAGTTACCTATTCAATTAATCAACAAGTATATTTGGGATTTGGCATCAGGTCTTGTAGATGGAACAGCAGTAGATACTGGTGTAATTAATGTTGAAAACTATTCTTTAAATGGAACCACCTCAACAGTATCTGGTATAACATTTTCTGGAGAAATATCCACAGTTACAACTACTGCTCCACATGGAGTTATAGCCAATCAGCTATGTAAAATATCTGGAGTTAATGCTTACTATGACAAAAATCATAGAGTCCTTTCAACTCCAACCCCAACAACTTTTACAATTGCTAAACCAACACTAGGATCGTCTGCAGCAGGAGGAG